CCCCAATAACCCGCTTGTGCAGCAATATCTTTACCAGTAACAAGTACTTCTACATTTCCAAAGAACGAGGGGTCAAGAAAGTTTGTACCGAATGTCTCTGTACCTGTATCATATGTCCAGTTTGCAAAGTTCTGCCCATAGTCATACCTGTAAGTCTTGAACAGATTGCCGTTGGAGTCATAGACATTGACAACAATCTCAAAGGGGTCTACTCCACCACCGCCAGGCTGTCCAGAAAAATGGTTTGCATTACCATTCTTATATACCCACTCATAATCAAATCCATCAACCTGTATACCAGCTGCAGCAAGGGCAGTGTTTATTGCGATTGTGTTTGTAAGAGTTTGTTGTGTACCACTCCAATAGAACGTAGCACCGTTGCCAGTGTTTGTACCTTTGTGCATATCACCACCATCAGTACTTCCTGACCAACAGTCTACATTATGAGTACAGGAACTAAAGTTACCTGTCCATCCATTTCCTATTATTAGAATGTTGCCAGATTGTCCAGTGGTTGCCTGCTGTGCGTTAGAGTAAGAGGAAAAGCAAAGCAAGGCCGCCAATACCAGCACCAATCTTTGCATTACGGTCTTGAACATCTTCTTGTGTCCTCACTACTTCTGATGGTGGAATACGGCCAGGGTTGGCCTTCCACTCATCTGTTGCTTGTTCCCCGATTTTACCAAGGAATGGACAAGGTGTTCCTGCCATCTCCATGGCATCATATACTCTTCTATCCTGACAAAGCACTGATACGGCTGCTACTTTCATACCCATATCATATAGCGTCTTTGAAATTTTTAGACGTTCACAGTTTTCATCTCTTACCATTTCACCACTTGAAATACCTAAAATTTGTGTTTGGACTGCACCTGATACTCCTGACATACAGAGGTCAGAAGTCGATGAACCTACACTTGGCGAGATTGCAGAAGGTGGTGGTGATATGACTATAGTTCTTCCTTCAGTAGTGACTTCTGAATCACTCTTAGTGGTAGTCTCAACTACAGTCTGTGCATTAGCGGCAAATGAAAACATCAATACGGCCAATGCAACGCTCAAATACTTCATGTGTAAATTACTCCCTCATATACTTACGACAATATTTATAAGACATTTAGTCTTTGTCAATAATTTGAACAGTAACATAATATGACACGAAAAGAGGACAGAGTTTTGACACTCTGCCCTCCATCTCGCTTTACTATTTAGTAGTCTTTTTTTGTGGTGTTACGACTCAGAGAGACTTACTGCACAAAGGACTTTACTACTATACCTTATTCGTTTGCCAACTTTTCAAAATATGACATTGCGTCATCATCTTCATTATCAACTGAAGTTGGTTGTGGTGCTGGCTCAGACTTGAACGTAGGAGTGAAGGGCGTTTCATCCTCTTCAATCATTGCCGCTGCAGTCTTAGTTGCAACAACCGTACCAGAAAGGACAGCATCCAAACGAGTTTTCAGCTCATCATATGATTTGAAGTTAGAAGGAGCAACAAAATCTGCAAGCGAATGTTCTGCATTGTAGATTGATTCTAGTTCCTCATCAGTTGACTTCAAAGGCGTCACAGAGTCGAACTCAGACTTATCATAGTTCCAGTAACCATCAACCTTACGAATCTTGAGTTTGAAGTTTGCACCTTCCCACAAATCAAATGGGTTGATTGCCTTTTCATCCTCAAACGCAGGCTGCATAGTCTCCATCAACTTGTCAAAAATCTTCTTACCATAACGATAAAGCATTACTTTGCCTTCGTTTTCTGGGTTCGCAGAATCTTGTACAATATAGACGTTAGAGTAATACTGCAACTTTCTCTTCTGTTTACGAGCGATTTCTTTATCACTCTCAACACCAGAATTCCACAGTTGTGAGTTGTACTCACTTACTGGATCTTTCTGGTTCAACGTAGTTAGTGAGTTCTCAATGAACCACTGTCCAGTTGGGCCTTGGAATGCATGATTCCAAACACGAACCCATGGCAACTCTTCACCTTGTGGTGCAGGCAAGAACCTAATTACTGCGTAACCGTTACCTGCCTTGTCAACCTGAGGCTTCCAAAGTCTTTCGTCAACGTATGACTTTTTCTCAGTTGATGGGGATTCGTCCTTTTGGACTTGTTGTAGAAGTTTGTCCAGAGAGTTCTGGTTTCTTAGCGCTGAAATAGACATATATATTCTCCTTATGTAAATGTATGTTAGCGTATGTTTAAGTATTTCACATTATTCATCATATAACAGTATTTATAATACCCTAACATCCCACGTTTGTCAATATATTTTTGGATGTTAGGGCAAATAAATTATTTGTAAGTTACCTTATAATCACCTAGTGATAGATAACTTCCTGTGCCAGTCATATCTTGAGTCCATTGTGTACTCATGTTAAATGGCCAGGATGTTGCATCAGATTGAATATTTGCTTGTTTCTCTTTCAAATATTCCTGACTGCAATTTCGTTTTGGTTTCTTTTCACCCATCATCAGTACCCAATCTAATTCTTGGATACAACGAGTGTACCATTGTTTGTCGTGTTCATCGTGTGCTTTATCTCTATCGTCACTGAGTTGTTCTATTCTGGTTCTGATATATTTTTCCATTATAGTTTCTCCATGAGTGGGAAGATTTTTGCAATTTCCAATGCACACATTTTAGCAACTTCCATATGTTCCTTTTGTGTGCCGTTTGCACTCCTCAGTTCTATATAGTGAATCCAAGAACGCAACGTACCATTCATATACAATCTCGTTTTTGTCAAACCTTCTGGCAAGACTGCACGAGCCTGTTCTTTTGCGATACCATTTGCAATTGCCCATTCGTATGTTTTACGAGATGTTTCAATAACACCTTGCTGTCTACGATTCCAATCTGCAATCAGTTCTTGGTGTTGTATATTGTTTACAAGAGAGGGATCATTCTCAATCTCAATTGAGTTCTGACGATTCTCTGTATCCTGTAAACGGCATTCCCTCTTAGTAAATGCATCACCCATTGCTGATGGTTCTGCATACCTTTGAGAAAACTCTTGGAATGAGAAACTTCTGTGACGCACAATCTGATGTGCAATATCACGAGTAGTTTCAACCTCTATGCAAGCACTAGCCATCTCCAATGGTGACCAATGTTTGTGTTTACATAGATATCGTATGAGTTTTTCGCTCGTTTTGTGCGATTGTTGGTTCGCTGGATTGGAGACACGGGCGCAATACGATATAAGTTCTTGGACATCGTTACCGACATATAATTCTCCTTCTGGTGGTTGTGAATAACTAATTAGTCTTGCTTTTGTAAGCATGATATTTACTTCCTTAGTCTCGTTGTTCATTATTTTATTCCACCTGTGTTAATAAATTCAAAAAGAGCAGTTTATCTTCATACTCAGGAAGTATGCCTTAATGAAACCGTTTTGGTTTCGGGCGGTAGTTACCACGATTTGCCGCTTCGGACATTCTCTTGGTAAGTTCGGCATCACGTTTTTGTAGTTCTGCCAAATCGAACTCTAGACTTTTTACTCGAGCATTCTTCTCTTTCAGTTTTGCCTTGTAAAAGTCTCTTTCCCTAACAAGTTCTTCCTGTTTCATCAGAAAGTCTCCTTAATCAGTTTAAGAAGTTGCGTTTTACATTTCTGTTCATCATAGTTCAGAAATGCGCTATATTTGACGATTAAACGTCTACTATCAGGCCACATTAGATCATCTTTTAATTCCTTATCCCATCTTCCAATATAGTTCAGCAATCCTTGTAGGATTACCATCGTTTCAACCGACACCCTCTTTGCGAGGAAGTTCTTTAATAGTACACTATGTTGTCCATTATTGCAAGAGAAAATTGAATTAAAATCGTCTACAACCGAAAATAAAAGCGACATATCTGTAAGAAAATTATATGTCAAAGATTGTTTGTTTTTAGACCATTCTAGATAATGTTCCTCTTTGAAATCTCCCAACCACCCTTTCGGCGATTTGATAAAGTTTGCAACATAGTAATCTAATGCTTTCTCATCATACTTCTTTGCAACACGAGCAAAGAAAAATCTATCTTTTCTTTTAAGGAACGATGCTTTGGTAGCTGAAGTTTTACCCCCATACCTAGTGTAATCGTAATCCGTTGTGAAGTGAAGTTTGAGACCAAGATACATTTGATAAGATTCCCATGCTTCCATAACAACTCCTTAGATTGGTAGTGTTGCTACTCTGGGAAGAAAGTTCAATTCTCTTGCATCTGCCTCTATTTTTTCCTTGAGGGGTTTTGAGATGAGTGGAGCAACTGCATCAGGCTCCATTTGGTTTCTTTCACAATAGTCTAGGATAGCATCCATATATGTAGTTTGTCCAAGTCCTTCTTTTACAATCTCTTCAATCTTGATTGCAAACTTCTTTGGTGTCATCACTGCAAGTTCTTCTAGATTCATAATCTACTCCATGTTATTCGATAAAGTGATGAGGGGAAGCGAAAGGAATACTCTTCCCCCCATCTTATTGAGCAGAGCCAGTGTATAAGTGCTGGGTGCAACGACAGACTAACCGTTGGTCTGTGTGGATGTATTAAGGCATCACCCTGTCTATTAGAGCAATGATTACATGATAAACACCGTAACCAAAAATACTCCATATTACAACAAATCCGACAACAGAAGGGTCATCCCAACCAGTGTCATCTTTCAATCCAAGTTTTCTACCAATTTTGTCCATCATTCGTGTTCACCACC